GAAGGCACTTTATGAAGAAAAAGACGGTGCATTTTATTTAAAAGTTGAAGGTCTACCGCAAACAGATGCCGATATTGAAGGACTCAAAAAGAAAAACGAAGAATTGCTTGCTGAGAAAAAGGCTGAGCAAAAGAAACGTCAAGAGGCTGAAGACCAAGCACGCCGAGAAACAGAAGAATCAGCCCGTAAAAAAGGCGATGTAGCCGCACTAGAAGCTTCATGGAAAACCAAACTAGAGCAGGCAGAAGCCAAACATGCTGAAGCAACCAAAGCATTGCAAGACCAAGTCTACAAATTAACTGTCGGGCAAACAGCACAATCATTAGCAAGTGAGCTTTCTATCAAAGGCTCGGAGGCAGTATTGCTTCCACACATTACAAACCGTCTTCAGGTTGAAACTGATGAAAACGGTGAGGTCAAAGTACGCGTACTAGATTCGCAGGGCAAACCTAGTGCAATGAACATTGATGATCTTAAAAAAGAGTTTCGCAGCAATGTGGCATTTAAGCCATTAATTGTTGCTTCAAATGCGTCAGGAAGTGGGGCTTCTGGCGGTGGTTCAGGTGGTGGAGCTGCCAAGAAACCAAGTGAAATGAACGCCCAAGAGCGTGCGGATTTTGAAAAGAGTGATCCTCAAGGATTCGCAACAGCGCTGACAAATGGCGAATTTAATAATTAATTTTTGGGAGTAACTCCATGCCTTCTTTAGTAGAAGTATTTAACCGTAATGTAGTTCTATCTTATCTACGTCCAAACCCAATTGCTGTATCACCATTGGTGCAATCAGGTGCTTTCGTATCCGATGAACGATTACGTGCACTTTTAACAAGTGGTTCGCCTACTTTTACAGTGCCATATGTAAATGGTATCGATGGTAACGTTGAACAGAACTATGGCAACACCATCCTGACTGATATTGCAATGCCACGCACGATTGATGCAGGCGCAATGCAAGGCCGTGTCGCTTACCTTAACGAAGGTTTTGTTGAATCAGTTCTTGGTCAGTACCTATCTCAAGTAAATTCACTTGAGCTAATTGGTGGCTTACTGAATAAGTACTGGCTTGATGCAGCTGAAAACCGTGCACGTGCAACAGTCATTGGCTTACGTAACTACGACCAAGCGAATGGCAAGCGATTAACGACTGACATTTCAGCTTCAACAGCAACAGAAGCAACAGGTTTTAGCGTTGATGCTTATATTGATGCTGAAAGCACTATGAAGCGCGAATTGCGTGGACGTGGCGTCATGTTTGTTCATCCGCGCATTGCTGCGAAGATGCGTAAACAACAATTGCTTGAGCAAGTAACTACAAGTGCTAATTTACCTCCAATCACTGTTTATAACGGTCGTGCAGTAATTGAAACTGATTTCAATACTCAGATTGGTACAGGTGCTAATGCTAAGTTCATTACCATTCTTGCTGGTCCTCGTGCGTTCTCGTATGACTCTGTGCCGGGGCGTAAAGATCTAGCAGTTGAAGAAACTCAAGCTACTGGTAATGGTGCTGGTCACGAAATCCTATGGACTCGTCGAAACATGCTCATTCATCCGCAAGGTTTCAGCTTCATTGCTCCTGCCAACACGCTAACGGGTGGTACTGACCGTGAATCATTAAGCGCTTCATGGGCAGATTTACAGAAAGATGAAAACTGGAATCTTGTTTCTTCAGTTGAAGACACTTCAATTCGTTTCTTAATTACAAACCTTTAAGGAGAGCAGTCATGGCTGAGAAGCAACCAGACTATAAATACCAATACCCAACAGACCGCCGATATGCTGATGATGCAACAGACACTTTAGCAGCGGGCACGATGTTTGACCCTGCAAAAACAGCAGGCGATTACGGCATTAAGGACCCTGAAGTAGCGGTTCCAGTGCCAGAAGCTCCGCTTAACGGTGGTGCTTAACTCAAGCAGGGCGGCTTTCGGGCCGTCCTTCTTACTTAGATTTTTAGGATTAAGCTATGAACTATGTGACAGTCGAAAGTGTGACTCAAAAGCTAGGGCCTAACTGGTGGGGTAATGGCGACCCTGTTATTGCAGTAATGCAGGCAAATGCGTGGCTTAATGCTAAGAATTTACCCGAATATCCAGAAGGTGAAGTACCAGACTCTATTCTGACAGCAGGGGCTTATCTAGCTAAACTTGCTTCAGCAGGGCAACTATACACAACTAAAGAAGGCGTTGTTGCTTCTAAAACGGTTTCAGCTCAATCAGGTACGTCTGTTAGCAAAACATATGTTGCAGGAAAAGAAGAGTCGGTCAGCGGGGATATGCAATTCATCCTTGACCTTCTAGAGCCATTCATGAGTGAGAAGTATCACATCAACACCTTTGTCATTACGGAGTAAGCCATGGGAATGCGTGATGAGATACAAACCGAAATTGCTGCGGCATTCGATGCTGAAGATGAGCTTGCGGATGCCGTAGATTCCTTTACCTGTACTCGCAAGATATTGATTGGTTCTAATCCTGCCACAGGTGTTGATGAATATACCGAGTTTGTATATAGCGGACGAGGTGTCCTATTTGGCTCATATTTGAAAGATTT